GTCCTCAAGACCGTCAAAGACGAAGTGGTCATGCCGATCTACAATTTTTACAAGACGACGTTCGGGGAAGCGTTCGCCGCTGCCGGGACCGCTGTCGAGAAACTCGGCGAAGTGTTCTCGACCGTGTGGGGTGGCATCCAAACGACCGTCGAGACGGCGGTGGGTGTCGTGAAGACGGCGATCAACACGATCATCCGAGGATGGAACGGTCTACGATTCGGCATCCCCGGTTTCGACCCTCCCGGCCCCGGCTCGTTCCCCGGTTTCAATATCGGCGTACCTCAAATCACTGAGTTGGCGATGGGCGGCATCGTGACCGAACCGACCCTCGCTCTTCTCGGCGACAACAAGTCGGCAACCGAGGCGGTCGTGCCGTTGGAGCGGGCCGCCGAGTTCGGGTTCGGAGGCGGCCAGTCCGGTCCGGCGCTCAACATTGAAACCGCCAACTTTTACGACGGGACTGACGCTGATCTTGTGGCACAAAAAACGATGATGGCTCTCAACTCACGTAGGTTTGCGGCATGAGCAGCGGCGTCTATCTGACTGACGAAACATTAGGAGCGCTCCAGCTCGGACCGACCGCCGACCAGATCACGGCAGGAGAACCGGGAGAGACCGGATACGTCGTTTCTGACTGGGCTGTCGGCTTCCCGGAGGTTCGTGCGGTGTCCCGGCCGAGAGCTTTGTCTGATGGCTCTGTCGACGACTCACGGTTTGTTGGTGCCCGAGCGATCAGCTTTGGTATCACGGTCGATCAGAGAGTCGCAGATCCGCAGGTGTTGATCGAGCGGCTGACGCCGTATCTTTCGCCTCGTCGACGGCCCCGGATGTACTGGGCGATCCCCGGATCATCTCAACAACGATCGGCGATCGTGCGGGGCGCAGATATGCCCCTTTCGATTGTGCGCCGAAAGTTTCATCAGGTGGTCGCCTCGTGGGTCGTCCCGAATGGTCTGTTGGAGTCGGCGGCAGAGAATATGAGAACTCTCCGGCCGTCGACTGACGTGGAGTCCGGTCGGCATTACACGTTGCCCGGCGATCAGTATGGGCCGTACTACACGAACGATGATGCTGGCGAGGTCGGTCGACAGTACGAGCCGGGCGCAGGTATCGGTGCGTACATTGTGGACAACGTCGGGAACGCCGTCGCTGACTGGGTCGTCGTGATCTACGGGCCGGTGGAGACGCCGAGTCTCACGATCAACGGTGCCAATATCGTTTTTGATCGTGACGGTGGTTTGACGTTGAACGGCGGCTCGTCGGTCGTCCTCGATTCTCGCAACAGAACGATCTTGAGGAACAACGATCCGGCCGACTCGTTGTACGGGAAAACCAACTTTGACGAGTGGGCGTGGGAGGATGTCCGTTTCCAGCCGGGCCTGAATCGGGTTGTGTACGGCGGAGATGTCGTCGGCTTTTCGTCTTCGGTCGTGTTCAAGTGGAGAGACGCATATTTGTGAGCACCGTTGATATCGCTGTTGCTGACGTGTTTACGATCGGAGTCGGCCCGTGGACGAACTCTGACCCTGTCCAAGAGGTCGGCCTGTTTGGGACGGTCTCTCTCTCAATGTCTTTGGACGCTGGCTCGATTGTTTCGTTCGATCTTTCCGGCGACTCACCGGGCGCCCGGAACATCGACGAGCTGGCCACAGATGTTTGGCTGTATCTGAGCGGCGTGGTTATTGCTCGGTGCCGGGTGATCTCGGTTCAGCAGACGTTCGGTGTCGACGGCGGCGACACGGTGAGTGTGACAGCGGTCGATTACAAGGCGCTGATGAAGGCTCGCCACGTACAATCTCCGTTGGTCTACTCGTCGGTCGGCCAGGCGCAGATCGTTTGGTCAGTCATCCAGCATGCTCAGGCTCAGGCGGGCGGCGACCTGGGGATCACGGCCGGGACACTTGATGGTGGGGGCATTGACCGTGACCGGTCGTACCTTGTCGGAGAGAATCTTGGCGACCTGCTGGCGAACCTGTCGGCTGTCATCAACGGCCCGTGGTGGGAGGTCGACGGCAACCTCGTTTTGAGCGCCCACCCGTTCTCGGCGTTTCCGACACAGAGCACACCGATCATGTTGGGTGTCACCGCCCGAGAGATGACGAGGTCGTCGGGTGCTTCGACGTTTGCGAACTCGTTGATCGTTGACGGCGACTCTGGTTTCACGGAACCAGTTTCGGTTGATGATGCCGGGATCGCATCGGATCCCCGAGGACGTTGGGAGCGGGTTGCCGGGTTCCCGTCGGTGACTCAACGGTCGACGCTTGTAGAGAAAGCTGACGGTCTACTTCAGGACGCCCGCTCGCCGATCGCAGCTTGGTCGTGCGACATCGATGCCACACGTTTCATTACTGACGCTGCGTATCGTCCCGGCGATTTTGTGAGGATCGTCGTTCCGTCGACGATTGTTGCGTTGCTCGGTGTCCCTGAGTATTCGGTGTCGGGTCAGGTCATGTCGGTCACGTTGACGATTGCTGCTTCGGGAGAGACGACTGTTGCTGTTGAGTGTGTGGAGGTTCCGGCGTGAGGGATCGTGGAGCCAGGCCTGGCGTTGACCGGCAAGCCGCATTTTTGGAGGATCTTTTGGGCCGACTCGCAGCGCTTGAGCGTGCATCGGGTGGGACGTCAGGGTTCACGTTTTTCGGCGAGTCGACACCGACGACGACACGTGACGGGCACACATGGTTTAAGCCGTCTACGGGTGTGGCTTCGGTGTGGTCGTCGGGCGCTTGGGTCGCGTACTGACCCGAAGCGTGAGGGTAGCCTGATTGCTATGACGATTGAACTGCCTCTCTGGCTTCAAAACTTGGAGTACAGCGCACGACTTGACCGCCTCGTTATTGAGCGTGTCGCACGAGGTGCCGAGCAGGTCTACGACGGTTTGGTAGTTGCTCAAGACGGCGTCGGGTCGTTCAATGTGGATGTCTCGGGAGGCGGCGGCGTCATCCAAGGCGACGATTCGGCCAACCAGGGCATGTATATGGTCAAGTCCACGACGACGGTCACGATTCCGGTGCCTCCGTCGCCTGCCTCCGGGTCTCGCACCGATACGGTCATTGTTCGGGTGAACGATTCGCAAGCCGGTGGTTTGACTCTCCCGGCCGATCAGGCAGTATTCGATGTGATCGAGGGAACAGTTTTGCCGGATACGGCGATTTCGTTGGCGACGATCGCCCGCACATTTGATGAGTCAGCAATTTTGGATGCTGCGATCACTGATACTCGAACTCTTCTTCCTGAAACGGAGTTGGTAAATACGGATGGTGACCCTGGTGTGACGGCATATAGCGGATCAGTCGATCCTGATGTGAGTTACATGTTGGCTGCTGGCGACATATGGATTACCTCTGATCCTTTTATTTGGGATGGGGCCGGATGGGTCACGCCGCCTGGTTATCTCGGTTGGGATATCACGACCGCAAGTTATGTGTCTACGAAGGACGTGTCCGCTCAAAACACCAACCAGTTAGGTGTTGCGTTCTCGCCTGACGGCACCAAAATGTTTGTTGTCGGTACCAATACCGAATCGGTTTACCGGTACGACTTGTCGACTGCTTGGGATATCACGACAGCAAGTTATGTGTCGTCGAAGGACGTGGGAGCGCAAGACTTCTACCCGAACAGTGTTGCGTTCTCGCCGGATGGCACCAAAATGTTTGTGCTGGGCCTCGACGAAACCCGTGTCTATAGGTATGACTTGGGCACCGCTTGGGATATCACGACCGCTTCCTATGTTTCGTTGAAGAGCGTGTATTCGCAAGACACCAACCCGACCGGTGTTGCGTTTTCTGGTGATGGCACAAAAATGTTTGTCGCTGGCATCGACAACGACTCGGTTTACAGGTATGACTTGAGCACCGCTTGGGATATTACGACCGCAACCTACGTGTCGACAAAGGATGTGTCTGCACAAGACCGCCCGAACAGTGTTGCGTTTTCTGGTGGTGGCACCAAAATGTTTGTCGCCGGTGCCACCAACGCCAGTGTCTATAGGTATGACTTGGGCACCGCTTGGGATATCACGACCGCGTCCTACACGTCGACGAAGAGCGTGGCGGCACAAGACGCCAACCCGAACAGTGTTGCGTTTTCTGTTGACGGAACAAAAATGTTTGTGCTCGGCCTCACTAACGATTCGGTTTATCGTTACGACCTGAGCAAGCCGGAGGCCGCATCAGAGTATCTGGCTCCAGAGACGGAGACGGGCACGACGTACACGCTGGTGTTGGCCGATGGAGGCAGGCTCAAAATCTTTTCGGATGCGGCGTTGGTGACGGTGACGATTCCGGCAAACGTTGCTGAGGCGCTCCCGGATGGCTGGTCGACGCTGTTGCAGTCGACTGGTGCGGACGGTTTGACGTTGACCACGACATCGCTGACCTTGAACGGTTCCTCACCGAACAAGACGATCGCCCAGAACGAAGGCATGTTTTTGATCAAGTCTGCGACTGACACCTGGACTATTCTTGGTGGTACGGCAGCATGATCGGCATGGCAGTCGGGCCACTCGGCCAACAAGGCAGCGCTCCTCCTGGTTGGGATATCACGACCGCAACCTACGTGTCGACAAAGGATGTGTCAGCACAAGACCGCCCGAACAGTGTTGCGTTTTCTGGTGATGGCACCAAAATGTTCATGGTCGGCTTAGCCAACGACTCGGTTTACCGGTACGACCTGTCGACCGCTTGGGACATCACGACCGCAAGTTACGTGTCGACGAAAGACGTGTCAGCACAAGAAGCAAACCCGCAAGATGTAACGTTCTCTGGTGATGGAACTAAAATGTTTGTTGTTGGATACATCAGCGACAGTGTTCATCGGTATGACTTGTCGACTGCTTGGGATATCACGACAGCAAGTTATGTGTCGTCGAAGGACGTGGGAGCGCAAGACTTCGTTCCGCGAGGTTTGGTGTTCTCTGGCGATGGAACTAAAATGTTTGTTGTTGGATCCACCAGCGACAGTGTTCATCGGTATGACTTGTCGACCGCTTGGGATATTACGACAGCAAGTTATGTGTCGTCGAAAGATGTGTCAGCACAAGAAGCAAACCCGACCGGTGTTGCGTTCTCTGGTGATGGAACTAAAATGTTTGTTGTTGGATACACCAGCGACAGTGTTCATCGGTATGACTTGTCGACCGCTTGGGATATCACGACAGCAAGTTATGTGTCGTCGAAAGATGTGTCATCACAAGACACCCAACCGTATGGTCTTGCGTTCTCTGTTGACGGCACCAAAATGTTCATCGCCGGCTTAACCAACGACTCGGTTTACCGGTACGACCTGAGCTAAAGGGCTGACACATGCAAATCATGCAACCAGACGGCCAGCCAGGTGTTGGCTGTCTCTGGGTTTGTTGACCTGCGTGTTACCATCACCGCATGGACGTCGCTGCTGAACTTCGTGTCGCTAATCTCGTTGTCATACCCGGCCGAACCGGCATCGGAAACCCCTCCGCCGCACAGTCAATCGAACGTCACATCACCGGGACACCCAAAGCCGATGAAGGCGCATCCGATCTGAACGGAATCGTGATTCCAGCTCGGGCTGTCGCCTACATCGAACGGTCCGGTCGAGTATGGACACTCGCCGACGGCCCAGTGCTCGGCAATGTCGCTGTGATCTACGTCGCCGCATATCGTGAAGGCGACATCACCGACGAGCAGAACGACGCTGCCGAAATCGTCGCCGCCGTCCTCAGCGTCGCATACGATCTCGCCGCCCCGCAAACCGATCCGAACGCCGGAGACGGACAACGAGACGACGACACGGCCGACCCCCCAACAACGGATCTCTGAACATGAAAATCATGCGGCCCGACGGGACTCCCGGCGTCGGCTGGACTGACAGAGGCAACGGGGTACTGGCTAACTCTGTCTTCGGCAACACAGACAACGTCGGCCAGTACATGCGGTACGCATCCGCTGAAACATTCAGGCCCCCGTTTGTCTGGTCAGGCTGGATACGCACACGCTCGATCATGGTGCCGCCCGTATTCAATGACGGCACACCCGCCTGGTACCGCCCCGGGTTGGTGTTCCACCCGCTGTACCCGAGTAACAACGCAAATGTCCTGATCAATCTCGGCACCCACGACCGGCCCAAAGGTCACGTCGGTATTTCGGCCGAGCTCCGTGACGAACGGCCACCGCCGCAGAACCCATACGGCACTCGGTCAGATTACGCACGCAAGCAC